CGCCGAATACGATGCGGATGGGGACGGTGTTGTTACCGACGAAGAGCTAAACACCAGCAAGGAATTACAAGAGCTACGCCTGCAACATGAACGTGCCGATGCCCAACGGGCCATGAGTTGGTTCGCTCTGTGGGGAATGCTGCTCTACCCCTCGCTAGTGGTTGCATCGGAGCTTTTCGGGCTGACGCAAGCAGCAACGATTTTAGGTGATATGGCCGCAGTCTACTTCGTATCCGTTGCGGGTATACTTGCAGCGTTCTTTGGTGCGCAAGCGTGGTCAAATAGGAAGGCGTAATGTGGCAGATTACAGGGGTCTTAGGCATTGCTTTATTGGCTACTGTCGGAGCGTTCAAGATGTACGTTGATAAAACAGAGGCTGAAAAAGAAGCTATGGCTTTGGATTTGCGTCAAGCGGCAGACAACCAGTTAGTCTTGGAGAGCAGCATATCTAGCCTGAATCAACAGCTCACGGAGGCTGAAGAGCGCCAACAGCGCATACTGGATCGAGTCAACGAACTTCAGGCTGCTAACGCGCAAGCCCAGCAAGAGGTGGAGTCGATCCGAAAAAAGTTCGCAAAGCACGATATGAATGTGCTTTCGTTACGCAAGCCGGGGCTGATTGAAAACATTATCAACCGTGGCACTAAGGGGGTGTTAAGTGATCTGGAAGCTATTACCGATCCTGCTTCTTAGTGGTTGCGGCCTAATAGGTCGAGAGCCATACATCCCTGAGACCAAGCCTGTCGAGGTTGTCAAGGTCATCAAGCCAGCAGCCGTCTACCACCCTGCACTGCCAAACGCCATATCTACACTGCCTGTCGAATGGAAGGTTCTTACGCCTCAGACCATGCAGGAATATCTTGATGATCTTGAAGAGGGTAACGCCCCGACAAACGCTTACTATGGCTTATCGACAAAGGGTTATGAGAACCTATCAACGAACATGGCGGAAGTTAAAAGATATATCCGCCAAGTGCTCACTATTGTACAATACTATAAAAATTTGGACGAGGAACTCGAAGATGAGAGTGACCAGCGAGGAGGGGATATCCCTGATTAAAAAGTTCGAGGGTTGCGAGCTGAAAGCATATCAGTGCTCAGCCAACGTCTGGACGATTGGTTATGGTCATACAAGAGGCGTCAGTGATGGCGATTCCTGCACCCAGAAAGACGCTGATGACATGCTGGTTGATGATCTGCAAGAGTTTGAGGGCTACGTCAACGAGTTAGTCGATGAAGAGCTGACGCAAAGTCAGTTTGACGCGCTAGTGGCTTGGACATACAACCTTGGCCCAACCAACCTGAAATCCTCCACGCTATTGAAGCGTTTGAACGAAGGTGACATGGCGGACGTGCCACACCAGATTCGTAGATGGAATAAAGCTGGCGGCAAAGTCTTAGACGGTTTGATCCGAAGGCGTGAAGCAGAGGCGCTTTTGTTCCAAGGGGAAGCTTGGGAAAATGTCTGAACTCTCGCTGAAAGACTTCGAGATCCTGAGCGAGCAGGATCAAAACGAAGCCTTGGCGCTTCTGTCCCGCTATGACCAAATGGAAAAGCAGGACAAGTGTCAGGGTGACTTCATTGAGTTCGTTAAGCATATGTGGCCTGAGTGTATTTTGGGCCGTCATCACAAGATTATTGGCGACAAGTTCAACAAGATTGCACAGGGCAAGCTGAAGCGGTTGATCGTCTGCTTGCCTCCTCGACACTCTAAGTCTGAGTTTGCGAGCACTTACTTTCCCGCATGGATGATGGGTCGCAAGGGTGATCTCAAGATAATCCAGACCACGCACACGGCTGAGCTGGCAGTCAGGTTCGGCAGAAAAGTCAGAAATATCATCGACTCAGATGATTATTCTCAGGTGTTCCCAGACTTGCAATTGCAGGCTGACAACAAGTCGGCAGGTCGCTGGACAACCAACCAAGAGGGCGAATCGTTCTACGCAGGTGTTGGCGGCGCAATCACAGGTCGCGGCGCTGACCTTTTGATCATTGACGATCCGCACTCAGAGCAAGACGCGCTGTCGCCTACGGCTATGGAGTCGGCTTACGAGTGGTACACGTCAGGGCCACGTCAGCGTCTACAGCCGGGCGGTACAATCATCATTGTAATGACTCGATGGTCAACGAAAGATCTCGTAGGAAAGGTTCTCAAGAAGCAGGGTGACGATCACGCAGACCAGTGGGAGGTTGTCGAGTTCCCCGCCATTATGCCCGAATCTGATACCCCGCTCTGGCCTGAGTTTTGGAAGAAAGAAGAGCTGTTGTCGGTCAAAGCGTCTCTGCCAATCAGCAAATGGAATGCTCAGTGGATGCAAAACCCCACCGCCGAAGCTGGCTCTATTGTGAAGCGAGAGTGGTGGCGCAGGTGGGAAAATGACTGGGTGCCGTCTTACGAGTACGTTATTCAGAGCTATGACACCGCGTTTAGTAAAAAAGAGACGGCGGACTACTCGGCTATCACTACATGGGCGATCTTTCAGTCGCCAGATGACAACGTGCAGGCAATCATTTTGCTAGACGCAAAGCGTGTCAGGCTAGACTTCCCAGAGCTGAAACGGCTTGCTTACGACGAATATAAATACTGGGAGCCAGACTGCATTTTGATCGAGGCCAAAGCCAGCGGTACGCCACTGACTCAGGAGCTTCGGCGCATGGGTATCCCAGTGACGGCCTATACACCATCGAGAGGCCAAGATAAGATTGCCCGAATGAACAGCGTTGCGCCGATTTTTGAGTCGGGCATGGTCTGGGCACCAGATGAAAGCTTTGCCGATGAGGTGATTGAAGAAATGGCGAGCTTCCCATTTGGCGATAACGACGATTACTGTGACTCGGCAACGATGGCACTCATGCGGTTCCGACAAGGTGGCTTCTTGAGTCTCCAAGGCGATTACCCTGAAGAGGCCGAGTTTTTAAGGCGTGACAGACAGGTATATTACTAATGGCGATTGAAAAAAAGGGCTTAGGCACAGAGAACGATCCTGACGTGATGCCAATGGGCAGCGCGATGGAGATCGAGCCAGAGATGACTCGTAATGACGAGATTCGTAACGCAGCCGAGATCTTGGTTCGTGAGGAAGAGATTCTGGTCGATGATGAAATCGATGCCGTAGAAGAGCCGATAGCTACCGACTTCAACGCCAATTTGGTCGATTTTATCTCAGACAGTGACTTGTCCAAGCTCGCCAGCGACGTAATTGGTTCGATCAAAGCCGACAAAGAAAGCCGATCTGAGTGGGAAAAGACTTATACAGATGGCTTGAAGTATCTGGGCATGAAGTTTGATGACTCTCGCAGCCAGCCGTTTGAAGGATCAACTGGCGTTATTCACCCGATATTGGCTGAATCTGTCACGCAGTTTCAGGCTCAGGCTTACAAAGAGTTACTGCCAGCCAAAGGGCCAGTTAAGACTGAGATCGTGGGTGTACGCAGCCCAGAGGTCGAGATGCAGGCTGCTCGCGTTCAAGACTTCATGAACTACTACATCATGAACATCATGCAAGAGTACGATCCAGAGTTGGATATGCTGTTGTTTTATCTTCCGCTCGCAGGCTCTGCGTTTAAGAAAGTGTACTTTGATACTGGCTCAAACCGTGCGATGAGCAAGTTTATCGAGCCTCAAGACCTTGTGGTTCCTTACGAAGCGCCTGATTTGTTCTCGGCTGAGCGAGTTACTCATGTTTTGAACATGAGCCGCAACGAGATCAAGAAGCAGCAGCTTAGCGGTTTTTATGCCGATGTTGAGCTTAAAGGCGGCTCGATGACTGTAAATCGCAGCGACATTGAAGAGCAGATTGACGAGATCGAGGGCATGGAGCCTTCGTATCAAGAAGACCGCGATCACGTTGTCTTTGAGACGCACACCATCCTAGACATACCCGGCTTTGAAGACGTTGGCGAGGACGGAGAACCTACGGGCCTCAAGTTGCCGTACATTGTCACAATTGACGAACAGAGTCAGAAGGTTTTGTCGATTCGACGCAATTACATCGAAACTGACCCTCTCAAGACAAAGATCAATTTCTTCGTGCAGTACAAGTTCTTGCCGGGCCTTGGTTTTTACGGATTGGGGCTGAGCCATATGATTGGCGGGATCTCCAAGTCGGCCACATCGATCCTGCGTCAGCTCATCGACGCTGGCACCTTGGCTAACCTGCCAGCAGGTTTCAAAGCTCGCGGTATGCGGATTCGTGACGAAGACAGCCCATTGCAGCCGGGCGAGTTCCGAGACAT